GACAGCTCTCAAACACTTCTAGAGCTAATAATTAGTACTTTTACTACTTTCACTAATATACACCAAAACATCTCCAAACACTTCTGGAGCTAATAATTAGTACTTTTACTACTTTCACTAATATACACCAAAACATCTCCAAACACTTCTGGAGCTACTTTTCACTACTTTCACTAATATACATCTCGACAGCTCTCAAACACTTCTAGAGCTAATAATTAGTACTTTCACTATATTTCACTAATATACATCTCGACAGCTCTCAAAAACTACTAGAGCTATATTTCACTACTTTTCACTATTGGAGCTGCATTTTAGCTGTTTTATATCTCGAGAGCTCTCAAAAACTTCTGGAGCTATATTTCACTATATTTCACCAAAACATCACTACATTATGCAAAATTAAAAACGAAGATAATATACTCTACTATATCAATAAAAAGATGAACACATTAACTACAAACATAGAAAATATGAATCTTGAAGAAGCTCTTAGACCTGAAAAGGAGAAACTGTACATGACAGTAACTAGAGCTAAAGATCAGTACTTTCTAACAGATTCTATGATTAAGAAGATAGGAGAAGAAGACAAGGTAGTTCCGAATCCACACTTTAGAAGATCTGCACCTATGAGATTATATTTAATTAGTAGGATTGAACAATGGGTATCAGAAAATCTGGATCTGGTAGATAAAGCTAGAATACGAAGGCAGAAGTTGAGTAAAATTCAGTTGGAAGTACACGAGAAGAAACGAGAGAAGATGAGACAGCTCACAGACTCATGGCAACCACAATTAGATATCGATGAAGATATGAATGAGATTATAGAAGAGGCAAGAGATTATTATGATTACAGGTATGATGATTTTGATGGAAAAGTGACTAGAGGAGGTCTGATAGCGTTCATCAGACATCAATATACGGACTATGAACGTTTCCTGTTGAGTATTGATGGATATAAAGGTCATACTGGTGTAGGATTATTATATTTACCACTGAGGTCGAAAGTAGACGCTATGATAGAACAGTATTTGGTAGATCATAATATTGAGATATAGTTTTTTAATTATCATTGAAACTATCGATAAACATGAATAATTAAAACCGATTATGTAATAGTTTATATTTAAACAAAATTAACAACATTGACTTATTCGTTTGCTAAAATGGGTGCTACTAACGCTAAAATATGTACTGACAAGTTTCCGAATCCGGAAACATACGAAGATGTCCGAGACGCATACGAACATCTCAAGGCTAAAGGCGTCAAATTTTCACCATCAGAAGATGCCAAATCTGTTAATATGGAGATGCCTGAAGGTTGGTCGTTTCTCAGACTGAATGGTGAAAATTACTTGATTCTAAACGATCTTAAATGTCCAGAGATATTGTATCATGTTAATATCTCTGAAATAGTTTCTGAGATTGAAACTAAAATGGCATGGACCACTGAAGTGCAAGAACTCAAAGCTGATGTAGATAAAGACATACAAGAAAATAATACTACCGATAATCTAGCTTTAGTTCAAAATAACGTCGAGACTGTGAAAGACTTATTGACGATAGATAGAGTGGCTAAACTTACAAATGCTAAAACTGTAGCAGCTGATATCGTGAATAAAATTACTGTCAAATGTTTTGTCTTGACTGGATGGAAAGACCCTCAGATTCCCGCATATCTACTCGAACGATACACTATTCCTCTTCCTGAATTCTATCAAGTACGCGACAGAATGCTCGAATTATCTCCAGATGAGAAATGGTCACATCTAGCACTGTTGGCTAAAGAAATAGAACAACTTAAAGATACGGTTCGTATGTGTTTCGCGTATCGGTTATCCCGGTGTGATATTGATTCTTGGAATTGTAGTTATGAAGCTAAGTATCAAGAATTGAAAAGATATGTGAACACATGCACCAATATGACTGATTATGCCGAATATAGAAAATATTTTAATTTCTTGAACAATCCTATTCTTAAGACCCATGTGGAAATCTGTGAACATCTCAATAAAAGATATCGTAAATATTGTCATATGACTCCTGAAGATCGCCAGTTCTTCAATGTTAATACTAAGATGAGCATGATTACTATCGTGTATAGAGACATTATTCGTTTAAACGATGGTTTAGATCGAAATAAATTAGATTACAATCCTGAAACTACAGCGTTTGTTTTGATTAAACAAGATTCTACAAGCAAAGAGTGCTAAATAATTACATATTAACTAATATGTAAAATTCTTACTAACTTTAGAGGCTTAATTTGATTATAATATCGGGAACAGTTCGTTATCAAAATTGTTTATCAATTAACATGATATGTTATAAATACTAACATCACTATCAAAGATGGCTTCTGATCTATCAAATATCTGTTATATCTTCACAGATATTTGATAGATCAGAATTAAATAAGCTAATTGAAGAGTGTCCATGTGACTATCATATCATAACGCAGACATCTATGGAAGCTGCTAGAATTGGTCATAACGCTATGACATTTGCCAGATTTATGGACGAGTACCATGGCGTCAGCATAGACACACCTCACTATGTGTTTCTACTCGAATTTGATCTGTATCCTTCTCGTGAACAACTAGACGTGTTGTTAGCCAGATTTATTAGATTGGAGAAGATATATCGTTACTAGATTCCTCTCTTTAGCTTCCTATCTTTAGCTTCCTCTCTTTAGCTTCCTCTCTTTAGCTTCCTCTCTTTAGCTTCCTCTCTTTAGCTTCCTCTCTTTAGTCTCTCCTAAATCTTCTATATTAAAAAAGTATATATTAATTAATATATAATATCTTCTCTTTAGTCACTTTAGCCATTTCTCTTTAGCCATTTCTCTTTAGCCATTTCTCTTTAGCCACTTTAGCCATTTCTCTTTAGTAGCCGTAGACTCCTCAATAATCATTCAGCAACCATTCAATCATTCAGTGACTGGAACTAGAGCTGGAGGAATCAGAGTCATATCCTCCGTGTCCTTTACCCTTTCCATGTTTCTTGTGGTGTTTCTTATCATAGTGTCCGTCGCTTTGATATCCACAGTCCTCCTCTTCCTTCTTATGTTCCTTCTTATGTTCCTTCTTGCCACCATTACCACCATTATCTCCTCCATTACCACCATTGTCACCTCCATTACCTCCATTGTCGCAATCGCCCAACACACCTCCATAGCCCTTGTCACTATACATACCGTCACCTCCGTTGCAAGTGGCAGTCTTACAGTTAGTCAGAGGACCACTGTTGAAGTTAGTGTAGGTAAAGATGCTCCACAAAACCACGGCAATCAGATACACGGCAATGGACAAATACTCAACCCACTGAGGGAACCAGGCCGCAGTAAGCACGAAGAACATCACAACCATAGCTGCGAAAATGGCTAGGACCCAAATGGCAATGTTTGCAGCCCAATTACTACGTGAAACGGAAAACCACGTGTAAAGATAGAACCAGAACCACGCAAATCCGATGGCTGTCAGAGTGGACAACAACAAAGCGGTGGCTGGATTTCTCAATGCGTGGTATGCCGATGCATACATAACCACAAAGAATATCAATATGGGGTATACCATAATCTTGGTCATCTCCCACACACTGTTATTCACGGGGGCGGTAAAGCCCAATAGGACGTTACATTTACCCCATTCCCACAAATTAACCCATGCCCATCCTAAAAGGATAATAATAATTGCTCCTACGATTAAGACTACTATTAACCACCAGTAATCTTTAAACAAGTTAGATTGAGCCATTTTAATTTTAATGATACGAATATATTATTCAGTGTAATTATTTTGTAATACTTTGTATTACTGGTAAAGTTAAAAATAATTAAATAATGCTATCGTTAATATTGAAAGTATCTGTTTATAAATCAGAATAAAAAATAGTTACAATGGATGTTATAGAATTTTATGACAAAGATAGACCATATTATGAGTTAAGCAATTACTATCCTACTTCTATATATGGCTATCCTACATCTGAACATTATTATCAATCTATGAAATATGATTATACTGGTAATACTGACATTGACAATGAATATGCAGACCAAATCGTAGCTCAAAATACGCCTAATAAGGCTCGTATATTAGCAGGCCAATTAATAAAAGGTGGTTATAAATGGCAACTTGAACTAAATGATATCATCAAATATTATAAAGAACGAGGTATTAAGATTAGACCAGATTGGGAAGACGTTAAAGATAATATTATGAGAAGAGCTGTGTTTCTAAAGTTTAATGTTAATGAAACACTTAAACAGTTATTATGTGACACCAAACATTCATATTTAGTAGAAGACTCGCCTAGAGATAGTTACTGGGGTGTAGGGAAGGACAAAACTGGTCAAAACAAGTTAGGCCACATATTGATGGAAACCAGATTTATACTATGCGGAATATACAATATTCCTGCACCGTCAGATTATTCAAACTGGGTTATTCCTGGGCATTTATTAATGGCTGCTAATCCCGGTCGAGGACTAGATGATTCTGGTAAGAAGAACAATTGGAAGACGGATTTAGCTACCAAGTATATACTGTCGGGTGTAGATACGTTTATATCTTTACAAGAAGAAGTGTCTGGAAATCCTTATATACCTTATCAAATAACGGGTACTGTCAATATTAATGGAATAGTCTTTAGAAAATACGGGAAAGTGTGGGGGTATGACCTAGGTGTAACTGATGATTCTTCAATAATCATATTAGCTAAAGCCATAATTCGACTATTATCTATGAATAGAAAAGTTATGGTACATTGCGAAGGAGGTAAAGGCAGAACTGACACTGTCATAGCTGTAGTGTTAGGTATGCTATACTATCTTAAACCTCAGACAGCTATGACATTAGCACAATCCACATCTGATACTAGAAAAAGTAAACGTAGCTATCCACAAACTAAAGAGCAGACAGATCAGGTGACTAGAATATTAAGTATGAATATGGACGTTCTCAAAGATATACAATAATTAATATATTATTTAATATATTATTAATCATTATCTATTTCGGACTCAATCTTGTCCACTTCGCCTGACAAATAATCCATTCTGTTTCTCAAATAACTTAATTCTTTCATGATTAGTATATCCCGTGTTTCAAGCTCTTCCTTAATATTGGACACTTTTTTAATCTCCTTAACAGTAACGCTAAGTGTTTGTATTAACATTTGCGTGTTACCTATAGCTGCATCCAATCTACTCAAAACTCTAGTACGTGGAGATAACATCGTTTCATTTACTAAGTCTCTAATATCACCTTTGATAGTTTTAATTTCTTTTTCTATACAATCTCTATCAGCTATGACTTTCTTTATATCTAATAGATCTTTACTTATTCTACTAAGTAAAACCGTAGCGTCGTCTACGGTCTGTATTATAGATTCTGAATCGCTAGGTATACTACATGTTAAACTCAGTTTGGTTGTATTTCTGGGTGCCATAGCGGTATTGTCATATTTAGGTTTAGGAGGTATGATGGGTCGAAGAGTTATATTAGTGAAGTCTGTAGAATCTACTAATTTATCAGAAGTTATATCTGGATTATCATCCAATTTATCATCCAATTTATCGTAGTATACATCATCGCTCACACGTAATATGTTAAGTTTGTTAGTATTAGAATGATTCATTTTATATAAAACATATTAAGTAATAAGTTTTTTAAAATGGGTTATTTAGAAGCCATTATCAGACAGCCAGTTGTTGTGATCCAGGGACAGGCAATGATGTTTGGCAGCGCTCGCGATAACAACTTTACCGCACACACAATGAAAATGTCTACCTACAACTTCACCCCATGAGAAAGGATTCTCTGGATCTCCGCGCGGATATTGAGGGATATATTCGGGAGATTCTGAATATGTATCATAGTACGCGTTCTGGTAAGTAGGGAGAGGAGGCGGAGGTTGTTGATATTGCAAAGGTTGTTGATATTGCAAAGGTTGTTGATATTGCAAAGGTTGTTGATATTGCAAAGGTTGTTGATATTGCAAAGGTTGCTGATATTGCAAAGGTTGCTGATATTGCAAAGATGGGATAGGAGCCTGTTCTACTCTTGGAAGAGTAGACGATGAAGGATAAGGGCAACGATTAGGGACAGGTGCACTCCTTTCTCTTCGGTTAGAAGCAACTCGATTGGTTGGTAAAGGAGGAGCTTGCCTTCTCTCAACTGGAATATCAGTGCGTGGCCTAGTTATAGGACCTGGTGTTTGACTGACCATCATATCTGCGTATGGTCGGATCAAGCTAGCTGGACCACTAGCTTGAGCACGAATTGGTACTCTTGAAGAAGAGGAAGACTGTCCGCTCGATGAAGAAGATTGCCTCGAATTAGCTTCTGATATATTATTGCATGCATAACAATCTGGATTTTCACATGAAACTCTATACTGAGGTATTCCCATGAACATGTTCATTATAGAATCATATGAAAGTGAACTTTCACCTCCAAACTCTGCCGGAATAGAATTATCAACATCGTATGCCATTTTGGTACATACCTTGACACCGAGGACATTCACCATCCACTCCTTCACGTTGGCTCTACATAAAGGACATTCGGTCTTACGTTCGCCTGAAGAATGCCAACATTCTTCACATAGAAAATGTTGACAAGTGCTATTTCTGTAGCCTTTAGGTGAAACTAGATCTTTGTCTTCATCCATACATACTGAACATTCGCCCACTTTACGTAACATGATATAATCATCGGACTTGTTAGAAGTTGTCCCTCCTACTGGCCTCCTTACCACTATACGACGCGTTGGCGGTATATCAGACATCTTTAATATAATCTAGTATTAAAAATAGAGATATGTATCAGAAGATGTTACTATTTAGATAAAAATGAACTCTCTATAATATCAATTTTGATTGCCTTGTTTATCTTATATATTTATAGTTTATTTGGTCGTAGATAATTATTAATTAATAATTAAAGGTATTATTTTATCCAAGGGCCACATTTTTTCTTTCTACATCCTGTTGTTGATGTTTTAATGACAATTGGATATACAGTGTCGTCTATTTTATCACCATACAATATAGATGTTATGAAATATTTAGTATATTCTAATGTAACATTAAATTTAAAGTCTCTCTGTCCGTCATTTAACACCCACATAAAATCTTCTACTTTTAGCTTTCTTGGTCCGGGAGTATCTTCTACTTCTAAACCCTCTTTACGTCTCATCACATCTATCTCATAGTCTGGATCTAATTCTGGAGGAGAAATAAACATGTATAACTTGATAAATTCAACCTTATGTTTAAACATTTTATGTAAGAGAATATTTATCTCCGACGGCATAACATTGAATGCATCTCCTACATTAGATCCGTCGAACGATGGATCTTTATAAGGATAGAATACTTTAAGTTCTTCTTCATTCTTAATGGTATCGGGTGTACCATATACATAGTTACCGTAATAGTAGGTTAATCCTATAAATATGACACCGTAATAATCCATATCTATCTTAGCTTTAGTGTTACCTTTATAGTAATTGCTAAAAGCTAACGCTATATCTTTTCTTACTAAATTTTCTCTCATTTTTTCTCCTTCTGGTCCCATAATTAGCATCCATGCGTTCTTCTTATCAATATCTTTAGTTTTGGCTTCGACACCTATTGTTTTTTCATATACACCTCTACACCTGGTAGGATCTCTATGTTGATCGTGTAATTTTTGGTTATACAAATCTACTATCTGTTTCCTTTTGACATATACATCGTCTCTGGCTATTTCAATAATATCATCGGTAGTAGTTTCGATCAGTTTATCTTCTATTAACTGATCATATAGATTCTTCCACGAATTGGGTTCCGATGGTTGGAGACCGAAATCCTTCTCTACCTTGGCTTTCCAGAATTCCTCATTGTTACATATACCTTTAACAATATTATCTTGAGGTCCTCGACATCTTCGTTTTAAATCTTTAATAGACAAATTGAGCAGAAGCTCCCACATCAAAGGTAGACTAGTTGATTCCATTTTAATTAAAATAGATTTTTTATTAGTATTAAGTGAATTTTTTAGTATATACTATTATCTGTCAGATACTGTACGATAAGTTAGACTAATCCTACGATAGTCTTGTCCTTTAGTTACTTTCTGACCTGAAGGTGTAAAGTAATTGACCTTACTGGCAATACTATGTTTGAAGTCGTACCTAGCTTCTCCTTCCAGAACCAATATACCTCGACGTGGAAGATATACTTCCTCAGATCTACCATCATTTTTGTGCGTAAAGATCATCACAGAATTTTCCAGTAATGATATAGTCACAACAATAGGGCCAAACTGAGGACTATCGATATGTGGAGAAATACCTTGATTTCTTGTGTACTCATTGACAATACACTGCAGTTTTCCCTCAGGAAGCCAACCTGTTTTCTGTAGATACAGAGCAACCTCTAAGATATCAGTCTCTAATGGTGATACAGGCTTATCAGACACAGATTTAGTATTGTATCCGTAAGCATACCCGAACTGTTGAACACGTCGTGAAGACGCTGCGTCGGGCGTTACAGGAAGCCATTCTCTTTGATCTAGATAATTGACAATCCTTCTCTCTCGTTCTTCAGTAATAAATTCAGTTTCACCTACTAATCCAGGGATTGAATAATGTTGGTCCTGATCAGGAAGAGATGGGTGAGATGAGGCAGCCATGACTAATATGACAGTTTACAGTTGAATAATGTTAATATAAAATCAATTTTAATATCTTTAAACGTTTGGTATATATTATATATCTTTATCGACTTTTATGATAATATTTAAACAATCATCATAAATTTAAATGGATAATTTACCAGCAGAGTTACTATGGGAAATAACCAAAGATTTACCCAAAAAGGATTTGATTCAATTATTTTCAGCTAGTAGTCGTCTCTGAAGTTTATTTTGGCACAGAATAAGCGATGAGATCCAAATAGATCTTAATAATGTTCCTGACTGGGTACCGTTCGTTACCAATGGTTATGTAGAAAATGAGTTACCAGACTTTGATCTTTTTCC